ATATGTATAAAGCCAGTAAAAAAGGTCAAGGATCTATTAATGCTGGAATAAGCTTTTTAAAGGAATTTAATATACATTTATCTGTAGAGTCTAAGAACTTTAAGAAAGAGTATGAGAACTATCTCTGGGATGTTTTAAAAGATGGAACTATAATAAATAAGCCATGCGATAAATGGAATCACTTGCATGATAGCCTGAGATATTGTGTTTATACAGTATGGGGAGATAGATCCAGCTTCTTTGTAATTTAATTTATATTTTTGTAAAAAATAATTTAATGGGAATTTTTGATAGATTTAGGGGTGCTATAAGCAAAAGCTCCCAAGCAACCAATGAAGCATATAATAAATTAGTCTATAGATATATAGGAAATAACTTAATAAGTTCTACAGAGAATGATGATACTTACATCAATAAGGGGTACAGATTCAATTCTACTATATATTCCTTAGTAAATCTATTAAGTAAGACAGCCTCTACTATTCCTTTTCAGGTTTATGAGATAAAGAATGACAATGAACTCAAGAGATATAAGTCTTTAACCTCTGGGATATATGACAGCTCTAGTCTTTTAAATTCTAAGATAGTACATAAAAAGGCGCTAGTACAAGTAGATGATACTGATCTGCATCAAATCCTAGACAGACCAAATCCATCACAGAGTTATACTAGCTGGATTCAGGAGATAGTAGCTTTTGGATCACTTACAGGAAATAGATACATCTATGGGATAGCTCCAGAGACAGGGCAGAATACAGGAAAGTTTCAGGAGCTTTATGTTTTGCCTAGTCAGGTAGTAGAGATACATAGTGGAGGCTTAATGAAGCCAGTCAAAGAATATACTCTAGAATATAATGGGACATACAAAATACCAGCTGAGCTGATCTGTCATATAAAGAATTATAATCCTTACTATGATGGCTCTGGGTCTCATCTTTATGGGATGAGTCCATTAAAAGCAGGACTTAGATCTATGGATGCTAATAATGAGGCGCTAACTACTGGAGTAAAATATCTACAGAATCAAACAGCTAGAGGGATGCTGGTGTCTGATGAAGGGGATATAACAGAATCACAGGCTAAACAGCTAAAGGATAAGTTTAGAAATACCTATCAAGGATCAAATAATGCTGGGGATGTTATTATAACTCCCAAAAAATTATCATGGGTAAACTTTGGACTCAATGCCTCAGATCTATCTTTGATCGAGCAGTACAATGCAACTATAAAAGATCTTTGTAATATCTACAATATACCAGTTCAACTTCTTAATAATACGGATTCTGCTACATACAACAATATGAAAGAGGCTAAGAAAGCCTTATATCAGAACGCTGTAATCCCTGAAATGGTTAAGATCAGAGAAGAGCTTAATAGATGGCTTACTCCTAAGTATGGAGATAAGCTATATATAGATTTTGATTTTAGCGCCATTCCAGAACTACAGGAGGAGACTGAAAAGATAGTGGGACAAATGTCTCAGAGCTGGTGGCTGACTCCGAATGAGAAAAGAGCTGCTATGAATTACGGAGTAGATGAAGAGGCTGATAAAATGAATCAGTATTACATTCCAGCCAACTTACTTCCTTTAGATCCTAGTAGTGATATTGATGATATAGCTGATCTTATAGAAGAGCAGAAAATGCAAAAGACAGAAGTGAGGGGTATGAATGATGTATTCACCACAATAAGAGAGGCTAGAGATAGAGCTGAGCAAATGGGAGGAAGCGGTTATCACCAACACCTTCACGATGGCAACACAGTATATATGCCTTTTGAAACTCATGAGGAGTATGAGGCAGCTAAGGAGGGGAGGCTGGATGAGTATTATACAGATAGAGCCTCAGAAGGGGATCATATGGATTTTGATGATGCTGTTTATGAAATGTATGATATGGAATTAAAGGCGCCTCAAATAAGCGCCAATATGGAGACAGCTCTTAGAAACAAAGTGGATGATCATAATGAGAAGTATGGAGATGATCCAGCAAAGAGAGCTACTTATTCAATGCTGGCCAGATCCTTTGTTAGAGGGATAGGAGCTTACAGAACTAATCCCAGCTCAGTCAGGCCGAACGTAAGCAATGAACAGCAGTGGGCGCTAGGAAGAGTCAATGGGCTGCTCTATGCTTTAAGGAGTGGGAGGTTTAGATCTACAGCTTATGACACTGATCTACTTCCAGAAGCTCATTCATTGTCATCAAAAAAAGAAGTAGAAAATAAGAAGTATGATAATTATCCTCAAGGCGCTACTAATAATGCTCAGAGAGTTTTAGACTGGGATGATAAGTATGAACTAAGGGGTAAGATGGGAACTGATACTGGATGGGCTAGAGCCAGACAGTTAGCAGCAAGGCGCCCATTGAGCCAGTCTGATGTTAATGAGATCTACAGCTTTTTAAGAAGGCATGAGCAGAATGCTGAAATAGCTGAAGAGTTTAGAGGAACTCCTTGGAATGATAAGGGCTATGTTATGTACAATGCTTGGGGAGGCAGAGCTATGCTTTCTTTTGTAGAGAGAAATAGATCAGCTAATCAAGATGACTAGGTGGAACTTAATACAAAAAAATTCAAAGAATCATGGAGGGAAGCCTTTTTAGGAAGGCTAGAACTCAATGAGAAGAAGCAAGTCTCTAGATGGAAGAGATACCTTAAAGGCGAATACTTCAAAGGGGTTGATTCTTTTTTAAATACTGGATCTGAGAGAGAATTTACTACACTATTTCAAAGACCAGATATAGAAAATCTATACATAGAACTTTATGAGGAGGTAGGCTTAGACTTTGCTAAGTGGTATGCTAGGAGCTTTGATAAGTTTCTGGAGAAGCAGGCTGGAAATGAATCTACTTGGCGGACAACATTCTCAAGGATAGGGCAGACAGAAGCTGGAAGTAAAATATCTATAGTGGCTGGAACTGCTCTAAAAGAGCTTAAAAAAAACATAGGTAACTTATTTAAAGATCCAGAGTTTCAGTCTCTGGGTAGGAAGCAGCAAGGCAGGATCCTACAGAATAGATTCAAAGGTATTACTGAGTATCAAGCTCAAAGGATCGTAAGAACTGAGGCAACCTCAGCAGCTAATGAGGGAATAATGCAATCAGCTCAGGATATATTTCCTAAAGCTAGTCTAGTAAAAGAATGGATCAGCTCCCAAGATGGGAGAACTAGGTCATTCAATAGAGGAGACAAATCTGATCACCTAAATATGAATGGCAAAGTAGTAGGCTTTGATCAGACTTTTGCAGTTCCAGAACTTGGTAGGGTGGTACAAATGAAAAAGCCAGCTGACTTTAGATCTGGAGCCTCAGCTCATAATATTGTGAATTGTAGATGCTCTGTAGCTGTATATCCGAAAGAGGGAGCAGAAGTTAGGGAAGGAGTTTCTCTTACTGGTTTAGGAGGAGGAGTAAGCGCCAGAACTAGCCAGCTCATAGGAGATGAGATAGTAACAGCTAGGAAGCCAGATCCTGTAGCGCCTATAAGAGAGTCAGCTGAATCTGTCAAATTAACATTTAAAAACAGAAAAGAGGCGTCTGATTATTTTGTAAATAAGTTAGGCGGCAAATATTCAAATTTTGATGGGGTAGATTTAAAAATAGTAGAAAACTATATAAATGCTTATGCTAAAATAAAAGACAAGTTTAAAGGTTTACAACTTAATAATTTTAGTGGAATTAAAGGATTTAGAAATGATGTAGTCAGAGATATATTTGATGAATACTTAAAAAGCACAGCATTTAATAGACAAGCTGATAGATGGGGATATGAAGCATATTCTAAAAGAATCAAGTCATTGATTAAGAAAAATTTACGAATTTCAAAAGTAAATAGTAATACAGTAGCCTCCTATCATCACTACAATTCAAGCTATAAGCATCCGCTTTTTAATGTAAATGTAGATCTTAGTAAGTATAGGGGGATAATACATAAAAGCAAAGATAATTTTGAAAGGGCATCATCTACTGGTAAAAGGTTAGAAGATGAAAAATGGTGGAGCAAGGGCGCATCAAGTCCAGCGCACACACCTACTCATGAGTTAGGTCATGCTATAGATTATGAAATAGAATTTCATAAAGAAAAAGAATTTCTGAGATTATATGAGAAGTATAGATTAAAAGGTAAAGATTACAGATCAGGTAAGTTTACACATAACACATACATAAGGGATGAGCTTTCTGAATATGGCTCTATTAATGAAAAAGAGGTTATAGCTGAGTCTGTAGCTGAATATTTTACAAGTGATTCACCTAGACCAATGTCTGTAGAAGTTACTGAAATGCTTATGAGATACTGGGAAAAAAATAAAAACAGAAAGATGTTTAAGGATAAAAATATTATTGATCAAGAATTTCCTATTATTCCTTTTGGTGGAGCGCATAAGCCAGACAGTGATTATGTCGAATTACCAGACAGTGCAGATTTTTAAAATATTAATATCTTTGTAAAATGAAAAATATATTATTTAAACAAGCTCCCATGGGGGAGCTAATTGATGCAGATGATAAAGCTGGAATAGTTAAAGGCTATGCCTCTGTTTTTGATAACGTTGATTCCGATGGGGACATAATTAGAAAAGGCGCCTACCTCAAAACAATTTCAGAGAATGGCTCCAGAGTCAAGTATCTCTATCAGCATGAAATGGATAAGCCAATAGGCAAAATGAGATTGCTAGAAGAGGATCAGAAGGGATTAGTCTTTGAGGCTGAGATAGCCAAGACTACTCTGGGAAAAGATGTAATGGAATTAATCAAGGCTGGAGTGATCACTGAGAACTCCGTTGGGATTATGCCAGTAAGAAAAGAAATGAATGCTCAGAATAAGAGAGAGATCTATGAGGTCAAGCTCTTTGAGGTTTCTGCAGTAACTCTAGCCGCTAATGATGAGGCTAAAATAATGGATCACAAAGGAAACTATGATCCGACTAAAGTAGCTGATAGATTTGATAAAATTGCTAAGCTGCTAAGAAAAGGAAATATCTCAGATGATCTAGGCTTTGCCCTAGAAGCTGAAATATATAAGCTCAAAGGAATATTTCAAACATTCACCCTGCCAACTGTAGAAGTTACAGAGCCGATAGAAGTTAAAAACGATGAGCTAGATTTTTTAACTCAAGTGTATAATAATTTAAAATAATTTAAAATGTCTGAAATTCAAAATCAATTAGACAAGATCGGAAATCTTGTCGATGAGAGAATAGAGAAGGCCTCTGGACAGATTAAAGATAACGCTAGAAATGAAATTGATGGCGTACTAAAATCTGAAATCCAAAACCTATCTAATGAGTTTGTCGCTAAATTTGATGAGCAAACTAAAAGAATGGATGCTGTAGAAATAGCAGCCAAAAAAGATGCTGAGTCATCTATGAAACTATCCTTTAAAGGTCAAATAGAGAAAGCTGTCAATGATGGCGCCCTAGAGGGAATCAGAAAAGGAACTCACAATGGAGCAAGGTTTGAGCTAAAGTCATCTGATATGACAATGGCTAATACCTTTACTGGTGTAGTCGCTGGAGAGCAAGTGATCGAAGATTTCAAATTTGATCCATCTAGAAAAGTCCATATCAGATCATTGATTCCTAATGGATCTACTGATGCTCAAACTGTAAGATTCCCTAAAGAATCTGCTTACACTGACAATGCAGCTGCTACAGCTCAAGGATCAGCGCTAGGACAGTCTGACTTTGATGTAACTGCAACTTCAGTAAATATGGAGAAGATTGGAACTTTTATGAAAGTAACTGATGAGCTTTTGAGTGATACAGCTGGTCTATCTTCTTATCTAGCTGCAAGAGTACCTAATAAAGTACTTTCTGTAGAGGATACTGAGATTCTAAATGGAGATGGATCTAGTCCAAATCTAGATGGACTCTTTACTGATGGAGCTGCTTTTGTAACATCTGGTGGAGCTTTTGATGATGCTGTAGAGTCAGCTAATGAGTATGATGTTATAGTAGCTGCTTTGAATCAGTTAGCTTTGTCTAACTATCAAGCGGATACTATCTTATTGAATCCTACTGATTTGCATAAGATCGTATTATTGAAATCTACTGCTAATGAATACCTAAGACAGCAAATCTATACAGGACTACAGCCTACTATCATGGGCATTCCTGTAACGATCAACACTGCTGTTACAGCTGGTAAGTTTTTGACTATGGACTCAAGAGCAGCAACTCAATACTGGATTAGAGAGAATCTAGGAATTGAGTTCTCTAGAGAAGATGGAACAAACTTCCAGAGTAATTTTGTAACTGTAAGAGCGCAGCTTAGAGCTGGTCTTACTAACTATGCTCCCAACGCTATCGTGCAAGGGACATTCTCAACAGCTAAAGCAGCTTTAGAGACTCCATAATCTAAGGAGCGATTAATTAAAGGGGATCTTTGTGATCCTCTTTTTTTTACCCCTGCCCTAAAAAAACTTTAAAATAATTAAAAAAAGTTTTGGTGGAATAAAAAAAGATTGTAGTTTAGCAGATGTAAAACAACAACAACACTAGAAATTATGACAGCAATAGCAAACAAATCAATCAGATCAAGCAAAGGAATCAGAATCGCTAAAGGAGACACTGTAAAACTTAATTACAGAGCAAATAAATACTGCGATGTTATAGTAGGAAATGACTCTTTCACTACAACAATGGGAGTAGCAAACTCTTACTTTACTTGGGTAATATAAAACAACTAACCAAGGGAGCCGAAAGGCTCCCATTAAAACACTAGAAATTATGGAACATTTAAGATTTAACAGACACGAAATTTTTACTCAAGAGGACAGGACTGAGGTATTAGATATACTTTCAGAAGTATCTAGAGAGGCTTACAAGCAAGGAAAGTCAAGATATGATGGAAACTATGGATCTATCTCTAATATGCTTTATGGCTTGTTTGATGGCTATCTTTACTTTGACTTAGCTATCCAATCCAAAGATACTTTATCAGAGGATTTGCACAAAAGAGTAGCTAAGATCTGGAAAAAGTCTTATGACTTTATAACTGCAAACGGAGAATCAATAACAGCTGTATAACTAACCAAGGGAGCCGAAAGGCTCCCAACTAAATCAAGCTATTATGAGAAACAGTCAAAGAGTAAGATCACAAAGATGGTCAGTAAGATTTAAAATAGGAGGAGATCCTCTGGTAATTGAGGCGGATTTCTGGAGTGTAGTAGATGCTAGGAATTGGATTGAGAAGTCCATAGGTCAGCGCCTTGTAGGTATCAGTAAAATCGTTGATTAATTAACTTACTTAAAATCAAACTATTATGGAGTATAAAAAAATCGCTTACTTTGTGGTGAGTAAAAATTATAAGGAGTTTATGACAGAGGATCATAAATGGACTATAAACTTCAACAAGGCTAAAGCCTTTGAAGATAGAAAAGATGCTGTAAGCTTTATCAGTAATCTTAGCCTAAGAAAAGCCAGTGTAACTGAGGTAGTGGACTGGTGGATAACAGAAAACAACCAGATAACTAAATCTGGTCAAGCATTAATTCAAAAAAAATAATATGGAACTAAAAAACTATAAAAGAATAAGCAGGCGCAAAAACATTATTAACATTAAAAATCAGCTCAGATGGTTGGGCTTTATGCTCTTCTTTTCAGTAATTGCAGCTCATCTAGTAGCTTATACATTTTTAAAAATAGTATTATGAGAAAACCAAGCGCCAAAAAAATCAAATGGGTTCTTATTACAGCGTTTGTAGTATGGGGACTGAGTTTAACTTTAAGATATGATGCTTATGCAGATTCATGTGCCATGATAACCTTAGCAATGTTAATTTATGCAAACGAATAAAAAAGACACTTTTAAACAATCTATGGATAAAATAGATAAGTCCATAGAAAAGATCCAGAGGCTTACTGATTTAATCAGAAGGCTAGACAATCCCCCCAGATCAAAATAATCCTTTTTTCATTTTTGTTGTTGAAGTCGCTCAGAGATGGGCGGCTTTTTTTTGCTATCTTAGAGATAGGATAATAGGATAATTTTGGAGATTAATCACTTAGGCTGCTTTGCTGAGTATCTGTTTTGTGCTGAATGTACTAAAAGAGGATATACTGTATCAATGCCTATTCTAGACTCTAGTATATATGATTGTGTAGTGGACACTGGTAAGGATCTATTTAAGATCCAGATCAAGTCATCTGAAAAAACTCCTAGAGGAAATGAGAACTCAGTTAATATTCCTTTAGATAATGCTAAAAATAAATACACAAAAGACAAAGTAGATTATTTTGCTATTTACAGCGGTTTTTACAGCGGTTTTTTTGTTATACCTAACTCAGGCTCCATGAAATCATTTAGAGCCTCTAAAAGCGGTAAAAATGCTATCTACTATGATAGATTTGATTTTGTTTAGTATCTTTGAATTGTAATTGTTTTTGTAATAAATTTAATTGTTTGGTTTTTAATTGAAAAGGCGCTACTTATCTGAGTGGCGCTTTTTTTTTAAATTTGTAAAAAATAAAAATTATGTTAGTAAAGATTTTAAAAGATGTTTATTCAGTCGATGGCTGGAGAAAAGAGGGAGAAATTGTGGAACTAGAAGGTAGGGAACTCAGACACTACTTAGCTGTTAATATTGCTGAAGAGCATAAGGTAGAGGCCAAGAAGGAGGTCAAGAAAGAGGAGAAAGCCAAAAAAGAAACTAAGCAAGCTAAGGCTCCATCAAAAAGAACTACTAAAAGATCTAAATAATGGGATTTAAGACTAGAGGCTATTTAAGTGAGCGCCCAGAGGAGTTTCACTATCAAACCAAAGTAAATTCTGTAACAGGATCAGAGCTAATTAACAATACATTAGCTAAAAGCTTTTTAAGAGTAGACACTACTGCAGATGATACTTTGATAGATAAGATGATAGTTACAGCTAGAGTCTGTCTAGAGAATTATCTAGGCAGGGATATTGTGGCTAAAAATAGAACTATCTATATACCTTATCTAGGATCTAGAGTGGATCTACCTTTTGCGCCAGTAGCATCAATCAGCTCAGTTACTGTAGATGGATCAAGCGCCTCTTATTCAGCTAAAGGATTAAATAATGAGATCATAGAGCTTGAGGAGCTGCCAGCTAAAGAAGTTAAAATCACTTATATAACTGAAGGCTTATCTGGGTCTAATTATGATCATGCTCTACTCCAGCTGGTTTCTACTTACTATGACAATAGAGCTGAATTTAAAACTGGGGAAGCTGTAAATGAGATCCCTACTTCTGTGAGGATGTTTTTAGCTGGAGAGAAAAATCTTTTTATTTAATGGATGCTGGAAGATTAGATACTAGGGTAGTAGTAAAGCGATTAACTAAGTCAGCTGATGGATATGGAGGCTCTACCTCCTCAAAATCCACAATATCTACTATCTGGGCATATAAAAAAGATATATCTGGAGATATAACTACTCAGAATGTACAGCGAAAAAAGTTTACATCCATAGAGCTGATAGTTAGAAAAAAGACAGCGGACACTATACAGGATAATGACATTCTACAGATAGAGGGGGACTCTACTGAATACAGGATTAATGAGATCTTTGATAGTGGTCATAAATATTACTCAACTATAAAAGCTACAGAAATTGGCTGATATTAAGATAAATAATAGAGATCTTAAGAAGCTGCAGAAAAAAATAGGGCAGCTCCAGAAACTTTCTGAAAAAGGATTAAGTACTGAGCTGGGGACTACTGTAGCTTTAGCAGATGCTAGAATGAAAAGGACTGTCAGTGGATCTGGATTTAAAGAATCAAAGGGCGGACTGATACAAGGTCAAAACTTTGGAAAGTCAGGAAATCAAGCTTTTGTAGAAAATACTACAATGTATTCACCCTATATAGAATTTGGAATTGGAAGAGATGTAGATCTATCAGAGCTTAGAGAGTTAGGTATTCCTGACAGCTATGCCTCTCAATTTAAAGGCAGAGGATTTACTGGGACTATACCTGTTAATCTAGGTACTAAAGAGGCGCCTAAATGGAGGATGATCACATTTCCCCAAGACAGAGCGCCTAAGCCTTTCTTTTTTCCAGCTGTAAGGGTGGAGCTGCAGAATCTGCTTAATAGAATTGTTAAAAGAATTAAAGATATAAAAAGATGAATGAGGCATTGCATCACTTGAGAGCTGTTTATTATACTAGACTAAATGGAACTATTACTCCTACAGGGGGATCACCAGTTCCAGCTTATAACAGAGTGCCATCAAATGCAAGCGAGCCTTATATAAAAATTTATTCTGTAGGGACTAGAGAAATAGATAGGACTCAGGATTCTTTTATCATAAATTGTGAAACTAGAATAGAGGTAGTAACTGGCTTTGATGGAGATTCTGGAGGAGAAATTCAGGCCAATGAAATAGTAGATGGAGTGATTAATGCTGTTAGAACTAGATCATCAGGCTATCCAGATTTAAGCTCCAGCAGTTTTAATGTTTATACTACAGAGATAGAGAATATACAATATCTAGAAGATGACTTTCAGGATAAGTCATACTTTAGGGCAATCATTGAAATATCAAACAGAATAGAAAAGCTATAATATAATGATCAAAAAAATATTTTTTTTACTATTTAGTACTTTTGTACTAGCTCAGCATAATGATGTTTATGGGCTTTGGGTAAGCCAGCAAGGGGAGTTTGTAGTGATAAAAGAAAATAATACTTTTCAGAGGTTTGTAAAAAATGACAGCATAAGAATCTTAGCAAAAGGAGATCTTGATGTAATTGATAATCAGATTTTTGTTTTTAGAAAAGATACTCTAGACAGCTATAGCTTATGCTTTTATAGAGGAAATGAAACAATGACAGTTTGTAAGCCTAGAGAAGATAAGGCTTGGCTGTTTTACAAAATAAGATAATGGATGATATGAGGATTTTTGGACTATATGGGCTGAATTTATCAGCTCTAATGATTAGTATAAGTGAGATAAATCCTATCCTCCAGTTTTTAGTATTAATTGCAACGCTAACTTATACGATCGTAAACATAATAAAAGCCCTAAAAAAATGAGTACAAACACTTCAAATAGAAATAAAGATATAAGACACTTTTTTGGATCTCTGATGATCTTTGGTATGGTAATAGCTATCATGTACTATCTTTCTCAGTATGAGATACCTAGTCAGAATAGAGACATTTTAACTACCTTGACTGGAATGCTGGCGGCTAGTTTAGCGATGATCATAGCGGCCATAACAGGGTCTAGACCTAATGAGCTGGAAGAAGCTAGAAAAGAAATATCATCTCTGAGAATGAAGGTTGAGATGCTAGTTACTCAAAAGGATGGACTAGAGTCTATGCTTATAGATATGCAGAATCAGACCATCTCTAGACTTCTTATTGCTGAAGATGTAGAAGGATCTGAGGGATGTAACTGTGATGAAAATGAATGTAAATGTAGTGATCAATGAATTTAAAAAACTTTAAAATTGAAGAATTTGATAGCCCAGATATGGAGGCAGGATCTGCCGCTGATTATATGTCTAGTGATTTCCTCAATAAGCTTGATTTGGCTAGGGATTATGCCAAAATACCATTCCACATCAATAGCGGAGCGAGATCGCCAGAGCATAACAAAAAAGTGGGCGGCAAACCCAACAGCTCACATCTCACTACAACAAAGGGAGGAGCTTGCGCAGCAGATATTAAATACCTTGGATCCAGAAATAGATTCATTATTGTCAATGCCCTGCTTAAAGCTGGCCTTTCAAGGATCGGAATCCATGAGGTTTTTATCCATGTGGATTCAGACTCCACAAAGGATCAAGATGTCATCTGGTTATATAAGTAATACAACAGGATCAACTCTATGCTTAAATTATTATTAGGTTTATTAGGCGGAAAAAATAATGAAAAGTCAGCTATTGGAGGACTGGCTTGGGAAATTAGAGAGGCTATAAAAGGAAAAGAGCTTGATCCAAAAGAATTAATAGAACTTCAAACCAAAATAAATGAAGCAGAAGCAAAACACAGGAGTATTTTTGTTAGCGGTTGGCGCCCCAGTGTTGGCTGGGTTTGTTCTTTGGCTTTTGCCTATCACTTTGTGGCTTTCCCCATTATTAGAACTTTATATCCAGATGTTGAATTTCCTCAACTGGACACAGAGCCTCTTTTTACTGTATTGATGGGAATGCTTGGCTTAGGAGGTTTAAGGACATTTGAGAAGCTAAAAGGGAAAACTTCTTAAGATGGCTAGAATCAAGGAGGTTTCTTTTTATAAAAAAATTAAAAAAAAGAGGAAAGGAGTTCATTCTAAGAATGCATCCAAAGGTCAAAAAGGATGGAAGAAAAAATATAAGGGACAAGGTAAAAAAAGATAATAATGGCGACTAGAGACTTATACAGTTCAAATAATTTTTATAGAATGTCTTTTGGAGATTATGGCTTTAGACTTCTAGACTATACACATGGGAACTCCTCTACTCCATCTGGAGAGTATTTTTGCTCTATAGAATGTACAGAGAATAGCACAATAACACTAACAAACGACACATCTGGAGGAGACTCTGGTCTTGCAGACTTTTCAATTAAAGAAGGCCATATTATTTACGGAAACTTCACTAATATCTCAATAACTCACGGACAGATAATCTGTTACTTAAGAAAGCCTAAATAATGTTAGGACTATCTTTCACAAATTTATCAAGGTCTAAAAAGACTAAAAAGATTATAAAAAAATATCTTCAAGATAATCTTGAGGATTTGTGGAATAATACAGAGGATAGGTGGCAGTCTTATAATTATCTAATTCCATTAACTTGGGATTCTATAAATGAAATTTGGGATAGATATAATGAAAGACTTCCTGAGACTTGGGAAGTAATGAATAGTAACTGGAACTCAGAGAGTGATCTATGGAATGAAATATAATTTTGTTAAATTTGTAAAAAATATAATATGGGAACGAGTTTAAGCGGCTTAAAAATAAAGGATACTTATCAGGGGATTATAAAGCTCACTGATAATGCTGCTGCATCAGGCTCTACTAGAGAGCTTACGGATGGAGTAGGAAATGATCTAAATATACAAGTAGATACAACTGGGAGGCTAGAAGCTACTTCTTTTGTTAAAACTTCTGGGACTAGTTCACAGATACTTTTAGCAGATGGAACTGTAGCTACTTCTATTGGATCTTCATTTATAGCGAATGATTCTGTAGGATATGATCAGCTAACGGATAGATATACAGCAAAACAAGATATATCTACTACTACTGGAACTATTAACTTAAATGCTGCCTCTTATGCGGTTTTTGAGCTTACAGGAAATGTAGGGACTGCAACTCTTAACATACAGAATATAAAAAAAGGAACTGTAATAGATATTTTACTATCTGGATCTGATTTATCAAGTGCGGTAATAACTTTATCTGATAGTTTCACAACTTCTGCAATTAATAAAGTAGGAAGCAATGATCTAGACACTAGCGGAACTAATTTGATTCAGGTAGTTTGTTTAGATGATAATGATTCAGATGCAATACTGAATTATGCAATAGCAACTTATGCAACTGATACAACTCCTTAATAATATGAAAGCAAAAACTATAAATGGTCAAGTAAAAATATATAAAATCTTACCATCACAATACACTAAGGATGATGGAAGTGTGATCCTAAATTTTAGAAATGCAGACTCAGCAGCTCATGAAGCTGAGGGCTTTTTTGATGTTATAAAGCCTAGCTATAATCCTTTAACTCAAACCAAAGGCGGCTTATACTTTAATGAAGATGATTCAGTATTCACCTATGATGTTACTGATATAGACTTTAGTCAAGAGGTAGATATTATTGGAGAAGATGGAGAGCCTACAGGAGAGACAGAAAATAGATATAAGATTGCTGAGATCAAAGAGAGTAAAATCTCAGAGATTAAATCAAAAGCAGGCAAAATGTTAGAGCCTACAGATTGGCAAGTTATAAGAAAATCAGAAAGGGATATAAATATTGATTCAGATGTTACAACAGAGAGAGCAGGAATACTTACAGAAGCTGATAGATTAGAAGCTGAGGTTAATGCTTTTACTTCTTACGCTGATGTTTTACAGTACAACGTAGTTTTTTTTCCATCATCTGATGAAATAGAATAATATGAGCTTTAACAAGAAATTTTTTACAACTGGAGGGATTGTAGCCTCTAGTAGTGCAGTAACTTGTACTACTGATTCTACAGACCCATTTGGCGATTCAAGTGGTGTAGCATTATATTCTTTGGACTACGATGCTTCAGACGCTGGAGGATTATACGATGGCACACCTACTGACGTTACATTCGGAGTAGGAGGACAGATAAACTATGGAGCGAGATTTAATGGGAGTAGTAGTAAGATAACAGTTTCAACAAGTGCAACTACACCTGTAGATTTTACAAGTGAAAATTTTTCAATATCATTATGGTTTAAAGCTGATAGCTTACATAGTGGTGCTTTAATTGGTAAGTGGAGTACAAGTGATGGAACAGGCAGAGCGATATTGTTACATACTAATTCCAATGGAACTTTTACTTTTTCAGAAAGGCAGGGGACAAGCGGTTTTAATTTAACTACAACATCTACTTATGTGGCTGATACTTGGAATCACTTTGTTTATGTGAGAAACGCAACGCAATCAATTCTTTATTTAAACAAAGTATCTGAAACCGATTCAAGAACAAACTCAATAAATAGTGGCTCAAATACTGAATTAGCTATTGGTTATCAAACAGGAGGATTTAAATACTTTGATGGCTCAATAGACCAAGTAAGAATATTCTCTAAAGCGTTAAGCCAAACAGAAGTAGATACTCTTTACGCAGAAACTGCTTGTGTATATACTGCGACTACAACTGATAATGATTATCCTACTACAAACCTTGCGTATTACAAATTAGACAATTCAGCAGAGGATGAAAAAGGTAGCTACGATGGTACTGAATCAAATATAGAATACAGGTTTGGGCGGTATGGTCAAGCTGCGGTATTTAATGGGAGTAGTAGTTATATAAGCACAGGAATAGGAATAGATAGCTATTCTTCACGCTCTTATTCTTTTTGGTTTCAACAAAATTCAAGCACAGGTAAATCAAGAGTATTTGGTGGAGTTAATGGTTCAGCTACTAATGGAGGTATGTTTAGGATTAAAGAAGATAATGGTCAAATAAATTACTATGCCATAGACAACACTGCTTATACATTTACCACAACTCTACCAAATGATGTGTGGACACATATAGCTTTAACTGATGACGGTACAACTGCAAAATTGTATGTAAATGGTTCTGAAATAACAAGTCCTTCAACTTCTTCATTTACAAGCACTACAAATACAAATTTACAAATAGGCAGAGGTATGTTAAATACTGGAAGTGCTGGCGATTACACAAACGGATTAATAGACCAAGTAAGAATATTTTCATCTGCCCTTACAAGTAGTCAAGTAACCGAACTTTACAACGAAAAACCTGAAACAGATACATCTAACTTTAAGGCGGTGTTGTATGAGGGTACAGGTGCAAGTCAATATATTTCTAATGTAGGAATGGACTTGGAAACAAATGGTGGTTTAGTTTGGTTAAAAGGTAGAGATAGTGCAAGAAACAACAGAATTTTTGATTCAGTTAGAGGTGCAACAAAACGTATTTATTCTGACGTAGCAAATGCTGAAGCAACAGAAAGTGGTTTAGATTCATTTGAAAAAAGTGGTTTCTTTTTAGGCTCTGTTGCAGGGATGAATGCTAATAATGAATCGTTTGTATCTTGGGTATTCAAAGGCGGAGGAGAGGCAGTTGCAGGAACAGGAACTGGAGTTTCAAACGTATCAGTATCAGCTAATACAGATGCAGGGTTTAGTATAGTAAAATATACAGGAGGTTTAACAAGTGCTACTACCTCTACAGGTGCAAGTGTTCAACACGGACTTGGCGCACCACCTGACTTAATAATATCAAAAGCATTGACAGGTACACATATTTGGTCAGTACGTTCAACTGCTTTAGACGATATGGCTGACACATTATGGTTACACGATGCTAGAAACGTTATTACTTCATATAGAACATCCTATCCTATTGCATCATCAACAAATGATGTTATGTACTTGAATTATTTAAATTCTGTTAATGTAAATAACCAAGAGGTGATAGCTTACTGCTTTAGGTCTATAAGCGGATATAGTAAGATAGGGAGTTATTCAGGTGATGGTAATCCAAATCACGAAATAACTGACGTAGGGTTTCAGCCAAATTTTTTACTCATAAAAAATACACAACGTTCAGGCACAGATTGGTTAATGTACGACAATAGGAGGGGAACAACCCCATTAGCATCTAATCAAAATTTTGCAGAGTCAACTTATGGAACTTCTTATGAAATAGAATTTATTAGTAACGGATTTAAAATAATAGATTCTACTAATGCAACTAATGAAAGCGGAACTGACAATTTCATATATATGGCATTTAAATAATGGAAGATTTAAAGATATTTCAGAAAATTAAAAAGTATTATATTTGTAAAAAATAAAGAATTATGGCGAGTACAGTATTTAATGGAACTGATCTGGTTTTGAAATTAGTAGCTGATGGAGGCACATTAGAGCCTCTAGGACATTCAACTTCATGCTCTATGACTATCAATCATGATCTTCCAGAAGCGACCTCTAAAGACAGCGGAGGCTATTCAGAGGCGATCTCAGGATTAAGATCCTTTGAGGTATCTTTTGATGGTTTGGTGGATTATACTGATGAGGGATCAAGTAAGACTAATGCTGATGGAATTATCACTTTAGTAGATAACAGAAGTAAAGTAGATTTCACTTTTGGAACTGCTACTTCTGGAGATCAGTTAATAAGTGGCGAAGGTTTTATTTCTAGTATTGAGGTAAGCGCTGAAATGGAATCAGCTGTATCTTATTCTGGAACTATTACTGGAACTGGAGCAATCACCATCTCTACCAACTCATAAGCTAGTACATGAATAGCAAAAGAGGCTACTATACTGCCAGTTTAGGCGGTGAGGATAGAGTCATGCGCTTTAATATGAACTTCTGGGCGGAGTTCTGTGATATTTTAGATGTAAAGCTTGAACAAATAGGAGATCTTTTTGATGGCGGAGTTTCTTTGTCTGCCATCAGAGCCTTAATTTATTCTGGTCTAGTTACT